GGTAACGGAGTTCTCTCCTAAGAGTGAACCCAAACTTCCCACTCCGGTTTGATTCCCGGGTCTACATCGAGCTTATACACGACCGTGAGCAGTCGTTCGTCAACTGGAGCGACCTCTTTGTACTTATTGACCATGTACACATAAAGGTTGAACAGTGCACCTGATTTGAAGCCGGAGTCAATAAGTAACCCTTCGATGCGAGCAGCTGAGTGTCCTGGGCCACGTACTTCCCTTTCGGGATAGAGTGCTAATCTCAACAAGTGTACTTCCTCTCTGTTCATCTTCCCGGCTTGAGAAGAATGTCCTAGGAAAACGAAGTCCTCAGCTCTTGTTGCTACGATACTCTTCTTAACGTTGAGTGTTAGCCCAAACATCGCATCGGCGATTTCCGCCATCTTTATGAGATCAACTTTTGTACCGCGTGGAACCGCGTACGCAGAATCATCTCCCATAACGAAGGTTTTGTAATATGCCTTAAACATCTTCAGCTGGAGGGTAATCTGAAAGACGTAATTTAGCCACGAGCCTAGCAATTGCGTTGATGGCATCCCACTGGCGATACCTCCAAATTTCAGGTATACATACCCATTGGGCATGACGATCGGCGTAGCAATTGCATAATCCACAATCTTTTCGTACTCGCGCTCTTGCTCTGGGGTCAAATCAAGATAATCCTTGAAAGTGGCATAACCCAGGCGTATAAAATCAGCTCCTACACTAGTATCGTACCCGGACCAGTCCGTTCCAACAGCATCTCCTTTTAAAAAGAGATTATCTATTAGAATTGGGAGCTGTTTCATGGCTTTCCCGCCCCAAGGAATAGGGATGTCCCTCTCATCATAAACACGTTCCAATGCTTCGATGAATTGCTCTTCCCAAGCCACGATTTCGGCAGGCACCCCCCAAACGGGACGAACTTTAGGCTCCTCGACAGTAGCGAGTTGAGTCCTAACGAACGTAACGCAGGGTGGCAGGGCAGCCTTGGATAAGCGTCCACGTCTCGCCAGGCGTGAAAGCTTTTTCGCTTCTTGACGGATTTCCTTCTCTACCTCGCCTTTAGTCTTTCCAAGCCAAGTCCAAATGCCCATCCCACTTTATGGTGAATACTAACATTAGCTATGATTTCTTGGCGCATAACTCCACACCCCAAAACTTCCAACCATTTTTCGTTGAAATTAACTTCCAACTCCCATGATGGATGAGTAAAAGGGAAATAAGCGTCAACCCATCGGTACTCGATATCTGGACCGAAAAGTGCTTTAACTAGTCCAGAAAGAGTCGATTTAAG